TTTAAATCTTTTAAGTAATGTAAAAGTTGTACAAATAAATAATTATGTAAATAATATGGAAGATTGGATTTATGATTCATATAGAGAAATACAAAATTCTAATAATGAAATTGTTATAGTAATAAATACTATGGATAGTTCTGTTCATTATAATTCACTATATAGCTATTCAATACCAATTATTGGAACAGATAGAGAATTTCCAAATGGAATAACAAGCAAAAGTCATCTGGAATTATATGAATATGATGTTGGATTATTTAATCAATTGGTTCAAAGTTCAAGCTCTACTAAAATAATAGAAATTGGAGATATAATTGGAAAAGGTGGAAGCTATCAACAAAATCCATATTTTAAACAAGTAAAAAATGAAATTTCTAATTTATTTCCGATTAATTCAGACGGAAATGAAGCCCCAATTGTTTTAGGAGGAATAACTAATTGCGAAAATCCAAGTTCTCTTATTGCAATAGGAGGATCTGTAGGTAAAAATCTTGGTTGTTTTTGTGGTCCTCCATCTAAAACATTTTATAAGAATTTTCCATATTTAATTTCTCAAACATTTAGAATAAAAATTTATTTTACAACTCGGGATGCTCTTTTTCATAAAAATGCATATTATGAAGCAAATTTTGGATTTAGTGAAAACATAGCATTAGATTGGCAAGTATCATATAGTGGAACTCAAAATGGAAATCCTTGGTTAATAACTAATAACGGAAAAACTATTAAATTTATAATAGAAGATTCATACAATTGTGGTGGAACTAATAATTTAGTTCAATCAGGAACAGCAGAATGTATAGTGTCATTAAATAATGCTGTTACAATGACATTTGATTTTGATGGCATAGTAGAACATCAAGCAAATGGTTATGAAGAGATAAAATTTTATTTAGATGAGTTTATATAAAATGTTAACAATCGGTCTTCCTACATATAAAGATTTTGATGGTTGTTATTTTACAACTCAAGCACTGCGTATGTATCAAGACATATCAGATTGTGAAATCTTAATTATAGATACTGAAGAAAGAGGTTGTAAAACACTTGAAGAAACTTGCAATTCTATGCGTGTAAAGTATTACCATGAACCGTCTGCTGCTCACACTCCATCAGAAGCTAAAAATTTTGTTTTTGAACGAGCCACTAAAGAATATGTTTTATGTATAGATTCGCATATTTTACTATATCCAAACGCTATAAGAAATTTAAAAGACTATATTGCAATAAACAGGCCAGATAAAGATTTGCTACAAGGTCCACTTATTTATGATGATATGGACAATTTAGCCACTCATTTTAATCCAGTTTGGTCTGGTCATATGTATGGCGTTTGGGGAACAGATCCTAAAGTACAATCAGGACAGCCGTTTGACATACCAATGCAAGGCATGGGTTTGTTTTGCATGAAAAAGTCGTCTTGGCCAGGTTTTAATCGAAAGTTTAAGGGTTTTGGTGCGGAAGAAGGTTATATTCAAGAAAAAGTAAGACAAAGAGGTGGTAGAACCTTATGTTTACCATTTTTAATGTGGTTACATAGATTTGGTCGCCCAAATGGAGTTCCTTATAAATTAAACCTTATTGACAGAGTTGTTAATTATTTAATAGGATGGAATGAGTTAGGATTAGATTGTGGCGAAATAATTGAACATTTTGCAAAAGAAATGTATTCACATGAACTTTTAGAGGCTATTCAAAGGTTTGAAGATTCAAAAATGGTGTAATTATTAATGAATAATAGGAGAGAAATATAATGAGTACTCCAAGCATATCGTTTTATGTTAATCCAGGCACTAGTGTTCCAGATATTAGTGGTGATTTTAACATAAATGCTGCTGTTGGTAGTGGTCTTGGATTTTATGGAAATGGCTTTGGTACATCTGTTCAAGTAAATAGTTTTCAGGAAAGAACATTTGTAACTGATAGCTCTGGTGTTACCCAAGGTCATGAAGCTAGAAATGTTAAATGGACAGCAGCTGGATCTGCTATTTTGGGTCAGGAAACACCAGGAAGCTCGACATCTATTCCAGTCACTGGAATACCAAATTATTTATCTACATTAAATATTAGATTTACTCATCCAACTACATCTGTTCGCACACAGAACGCTAAAGTTATTATTTATGATCGTAATAGTATTGCAAATAAAGCCAGCGGTGTTAGCACATTTGCTTATGAAGTAGTTCATCCAAGTCCATTCCAATCTGTTTCTGGATCTGGATCTGGTTCTTGGACAAATGTTACTGAAACTGGAACATATTTACCTTTGCGTAATAATCCAGGAACTAGTGGTTTAAATCCAGTTGGAAATACTACTGGATCTGGAACAAGACACGATTGGTATGTTGCTTTAAGTGCTTCTCCAACCGGAATTGGATCTAAGACTCAGTATGGGCTTTATGTAAGCCTTGAGTATCTATAATCCTGCTGTTAAGTTCATTTTCAAATAGCAATTTCATATCAGATGAGAAGGGGAGATCGGTTTTTTCAAACCATTCAATCTCCCCTTTTAAATCATCCACAGTCATAGCTTTAAGCCTATCGGCAATATAGCTATTAGTTAGCAAAATAGTTGATATAAAATCACTCTTCTTTTGCTTCTCCACGATATTTTGACCATCCATTATGAGGCCCATATTGTCCATTTTCACGATCTGGTTTTCCATTTTCATCTAATCGCCTAATTGGGAATAAGCCACCGCCGTCCTGACGCTGGCCAAAGTTTAATCTCGCCCTACACTTTGGATTGTTGCATACAAATTCAAAGTATTCATAATTTTTCTTGTTCTTTTCTACATTTCTAGTACTTGGCCTGATATCAGTTCCACCGCAACAACCACATTTTGATTCATTGAAAATTTCATGGACATTTGCCATTTCCCTGAAGATATCTTTTACGCTATCTCCATCAATTTCAATTGTGCCAAAATGCACTTTTACATTAGCCTTCATCATTTTCTCCATTCTTGTTCAAAACCCTTGAACTTGGGGGAGATAGAAGCGTTATTCCTCTGCATTTCGCTTAAGTGTGCTATAACAGTTACAGCACTCTTATAAGGAATGTCTTCTAATCGTCCAGTAAATTTAAAGTCTTTTGCAGCAGAAAGATACTTAACAATATTAATATCATTCCTCTGACAAAGCACCTCAATAAATTTTATCTGAGTAGGAGTAATTTTTCCATCAGAAAGTGAATCTTCATGAGGAACGGCAGCAGCTTCTTCAGCTGCAATGACTTTTCTAAGTCTAAGAGCTTTTCTTAAAACTCTTCCTTCAGCCCTTGTTTCTGCCACAGCTGTAGCGAATACTGCAAATCTAGCATCACAATTTGACGCACTACAATCAGCAGCAGCTTCATAAGACAATATATTTTTTTCTTCGTCTTCAGTAATAATTTTTATTTTATACTTTAAAACACAGCAATAGCCATTTGACATGGTTGGCGATTGAATTATATCAACCCTAGTACTGACTATCTTGCCTAATACTAATTCAGTTACTCTTCGTAATCCATCTACAGTAGGATTTCCATCAACTAATTCTTCGTTAGTGAATAAAGATAGAACATAGTCGTTCCACTCTGGAGAATTAAAACTTGGCTTTTCGTTTTCAGACATTAAAACTCCTCAGTAAAAATTTCAAAATAGTTTTCTTTGCTTCCTGACTTCAGTAATTGTATCGTCTCATCTATCTTGATCAAGGTTTTTTTCATGCGAATATCAGAATCTTCACCTTTTGTAATCACTCTAATTAAAACGAACCCATTAGATAATAAAAGGCCGGTTTTTTTATTATCACTTTTTTGTTGCTTACTTAAATGCTCTTTTCCCCAAATTGGCTTAAAATGAGTTGGCCCATCAACTTCTATGGCTATTCCCTTAAAATGTTTTAGCTTTAAAGACACAAATAAATCAACATGCTGTTTTTCTGCAAAAAGATAGTGCATCGATGTTGAATAACCTAACTGTATTAGGCCAGACATTAAGTATTTTTCCATTTTGCTTCCTTCAATGGAAGCTTTTCTAATAGCTAAAGAACTTTCATATCTCATGTCTTCTATCTTTGACTCTGGCATTGCCTCCCAATTTTTTCTGGATATTTCAGACCGCCTTTTTCTTTCTTTTGAATCCATATTTTTCCAAGAGTTCATCATAGATTCGCCAATTTTTTCTTTTGTTTCCTGCTTAATTTTTTTACCTTTTGTTGGATGTTTGGCAATTCCAGTCTGCAAAGCTTTAGCTTGTGCTTCTGAATGATCTCTAATTTCAATTCCATTTTTAATTAACTCACGCCTAATTTTATTAGGATAGGTTTTAAATTTCCTAGCTATTTCATAGGTGGACATATTTTCTTTTAAGTAACAATTAATTATTTTTTGTGTGTCCATAGTACAACCTATAAAGTTTGTTTAAGTCAAAATTTGGTATGATAGAACAAGGTTCTCTATTCCAGCACTTGTAAAATAATTTTGCATATTCTTCATTTTCAACAATAATATCGATTTTACTATTTCTATAAATAGATTCAAAATAATCATAGCTCAAAGAATTTATTTTTTTATACCATTCTAAGTCATAAAGATAGAGGTATTTTTTGGAATTAGAACCATTCGTTAAAATACTATTAGCAGTTTTAATATTAGTAGCAACTAATGGAGAATTTATGAAGTAAAAAGAATCATCTATAGAAAAAGTTGATAAGTTATAATTTAACAATGGCTTGCTTTTGTTTTCGCAAAAAAGTATTACATCTCCTATAAAATATTTAGTTTGTTCAAAAATAGAATGTATTAATTGTGAATTACAATCATTTTCTATTGCAAAACCTATTCGCATAAAATTATTGAACTCCCAAAAAAATCTAAAGAAAAATCAATTTTATTAAAACAATTTAATAAATTTAAATTATTTGATTTTATTTCATCTGAGTTATATATTAGCCCAAATTTTCCATCACTATCTATATCATAAGTAGATACTTTAGAAAAAGTGCATTTATTTGCAAATTCATCATGAATTGAATCTTTTTGTAATATGAAAGATGTATTCTTTATTTTTGCCGAATAAGAAATATTGTTTATTAAAGATTTTATATCAATTTGATTACAAAGATTTGATATGCCATCGTCACAATGCTTAAAAATTGACCATATCTCTTTGTTTTTTTGTTTATTTGGTATTTCGTGCTTTATTTGAAAATCGCCCAAATAAAACAATCCTATGCGATTTATTAAAGCTTGAATTTGGTCTTTGTTTACTTTAATGGCAGCTAATAAAACATTACCAAATTTATCTATTTTGGAATAATTTAAACCACCATTTGTACAAAAAAATGAATCCGAAATAAAACATTCTTCTTTTAAATAATTTATAATTATATCATTACAGGTTAACGATAATTGTTTATTAGAAAAGTAAATCTTTTTAAGACATAGTATTGTTTTTAAAATTCCAATAATTAAAGACTGTTTAAAACATAAGCCTGAATTATTTGGCAAGTCGCAAAAGTATTCTATGTTTATATCTTCTGAACTTATTTTTATAATTTTTAAATAAGCTTTGACCGCCTTGATGTATTCGCAGTTATCTTCTTGCTTTTTTTCATAATTATTAAAAAATCTTCCTAAAACATATACATATTTGTTTAAACATAAACCTATAGTTGATCCACTATTTTCTTCATACCAATTTTTATGGTCTGTGAAAAAACCTAATATTTTTATTGATAATGGAGTTCTTGTTATAATCATATAATATTGCTAAATACTTCTATGTCTTTTTTTAAAATAGAAAACTTATCTAAATTAATTTCTTTCTCTTCATTTAAAAAATAATCGACAGAGGAAAGAGCATAGCTATTTTCTATGTAGTTAAAATTATTAGACCAATACGATTTCTTATTAGTAATTCCAAATATTGGTCTTTCATATTTTGTATATGAAGATGTTTGTATAGGATTGGAAAAACTTAATTCCATAGTTTCTTTTGGAAAGAATACTCCATATAAATCTATTCTATCTTCTATACTCTGGTCTATACCATATACATTTATTAAGTTCCATCCATCAATTAAGCTTGAATCGTATAGTTTTTTTAAAGTATCTTGAAAAGGTATTGTGCTTGCAGAAATTTTAATTATTTTTTCATATGAACAATGTTCAAAACCTATAGATTCAGAATACAAATGAAAATTATATAACTTATTTATTCCAATTTTTTCTAATGAATTATAATGAGGTCTAATCGTTTTCCAAAAATATGTAATAGAAAAAGCTTCAACTTCTTCATTTATATCACATGTTCCATCATCAACCACAACCAGTTCAAATTTATTACCTTGCTTTATTAATTCATTAGTAAATCTAGATATATGATATAAAGATCTTTTTAAATTTTTTTTATTATTGTCTGGAATTAATAATATAGAAACAGACATCAAGCAATTCTCCTCTTTAATAATTTATCATTTACGCTTGTTGCCACTTCCGATAAATCAATTTCTTTTAAAATGTCTATCAAACGATGATGATATGTATGATTATTCATAATAAAATTATAAGCATTGTTAGAAATTTCTACTCTTTGATCATCTTTGTTTAAATAGTCATAAATATATTCAAGTTGATCTTGTGTGTTTTTAGCAAAAACAACATAGTCTTTTAACAAAAAATTAGCATCTTCAGAAAAATCACAAGCAGCAAAACCGTGAGAAGATAGAACATCAAATAAAAACTGAGGACAATCAAAACCAAATTCTTGAGTATGCAAACTAGAAATAACTGGGCATATTTTTGCAGAACAGATTACATTTTTTAAAAAGTTGTTGTTTATAAAACCAAGATAATTAATTATTGGCCACTCTTTTCTACCAAAAATCTTAACGCTTAAATTAGGATCATTTATCAAAGGGTATAGTATGTTCTCTAAGTTTTTTGAATTATAATCAGTAAAATTACCAACAAAATTTATATCAGAAATAAATTTTTCATCTTTTTTTGGATATATAGAAGTATATAAATCGGCTGCTGATGGAGAAGCTAATATTTTACACCCAATCTTTTCCCACTCTTTTATGCAGAAAATTGTTTTTTCTGTGCAATTTCCGATTAATATGTCTGGTTTGCCAGTTTCTTCTTTTAGTTTTTTAATTAGTTCTATTTCTTTATCAGTAGCAAATTTTTTATGTTTAATATCTCTATAAATAAAAGAACCAACTAATATAATTTTTGTTTCACTATATTTTTTGATACATTTAATCAATGACTCATCTATGCTCGATGTAGCAGCAATAAATATATCTGGTTTTTGTTCATAAAAAGCGTCAAACGATGACTTGTTTTCATTATTCCAAAAAACAAATTCATGACCAACATCGGAAAATATTTTTCCAAAAGCCGATAATTTTCTATAAAACTTGCCATTATCTTGCTTGCAAAGTATTTTCATTTTTCCTCACAAACTTTTTTGCTTTGTTTATATCTAAATATGTATCTATTTCAACAACTTCTTCTATTGTTTTTATTGAAAACTTAACTCCCATATCTATCATCTTATTTAAAATCTCAAAACCAAACCATTTGTTTGTCTTTTCATTATTAGATATGTTTAAAAAAATGTCTTTGTCTTTTTCTTTTAGAAAAACTATGTGTGCCCACTTTGGATAAACTCCATAACTAAAGTGTTCAACAATACCATTTTCAAAATTTATTCCAACCTCAGAACTTCTTTTTTCGCTTTTTTCAACCCAAATACAACTTGTTGATGAATCAAAGTTTTTAAATATATTTTTATCGAACACTATATCGCCATATATAATCAAACAATCTTTGCTTTTTGAATTAGATATTCCCAAATTAATTGATTTAGATACATTAGTATTTTCAAAATTTTCATTAAATACTATTTTTGCAGATTGATTTTTAAAATTTAATTTTTCTTTTTGAAAACCAACAACAACAATGTTTTCTGTTTTTTCAAAATTTCTTTTAACAATAGAAAATATTCTATCTATTACAGTATTATTTTTATCTATTTGAATATTGGCTTTTGGACCATGAGATTTCATACGCTTGCCTATACCGGCAGCTGGTATTATAACGCATATACTCATTGTTCTTTTACCATAAAGCCTTTTTCATAAAATTTATAGCAAAGAAAGTTTTCGCCGATTATTGAAATTGGGTTCTTTTGTTTTTGAAAAAACTCAACTGGCTTTATACTTTCTGCTGCTAGTTTATTTATAAAAAAATTCGTATTGATACAAGTGTCTACTGTAAAAGACTTTTGATAATTTGTATACCTGAAATTACTTTTAGTTAAAACATCATTATCAAAATAACAAGAACCAAAAATAAAGCTGTCATTATTTAATAAAGAAGCTGCCTTTTTTAATATTTCTGGGTAAAAAACTACATTTGATTCAAAAAATCCTATTAAATCATAGTTAGTCATGTATTCGTAAAAATAATAATTTTTAACTATATCTTTTTTACGCTTGCACATCTTTGTTAAAGTTATATTTAATTTTCCATGCTTACCTTTCGATGAAACAAATTCTTCTTTAGTATCTTCAAATTGAATATCTCCAATCATCTCTAATATATTTTCATCTATATCAGAAGATGAATCTATATCTACAATGTGCAAATGAGTGTTATCATTTGCTGCTAGAGACAAACTTTTGATAAAATCTTTTATAAATAAAGATCGTTCTTCCAAACACACAAATATACCTACGCTTGTTTTATCGAATGACATATTGATTCTATGTCTCCAATCAAATTGGTTAAATTTTGATCTTTTGCTATAAAATCAACTTTTTCTAAAATCGAAGAAAAATTAACTTTTAATTCTTCATTAATAGCGTCTTTGTTTCCACCAAAGATTTTAAAAGATTTGTTTTGAAAAACTAACCCATTTTCTTTGTATGGTTTAAGCATAATAAATCTGTTTAAATCATCATTAATGCTTTTATCTATAGATTGAACAAAATCTTCTGGAATAGAAAAACCAGAAAAGAATATAGCAGAAAATACGCTCTTTTCTTTTTCAACTATTTCATCTATTCCATCCTTAAAAGAAAAGTCGTCATGAACCATTTGTTTAACAAACCATTGAATATCGCACTCAATAGGTTTAATAGCATTCATTAATGAGCCAATTTTAATACTAGATTTTTTTTCCAAAATAAAATGTATATTTTGAAACTTTATCTTTTGTGCTATAGCAGATTTAAAAGTTTTAACAATGTTTTCAATGTTGTTTTCTGTTTCTTTAACTACCAAAATGCATGTTATTCTGGTAGTTATATCTTTTCTAACTTTGTTTATCTTTTCTTCATCCGATAAAGATTCACCCCACGGACTTCTTCTTAAAGCCATACATAATCTATTTTTAATGACAAAAAACTGTTCATCTTGATCTTCAGCTTCTATAATTTCACAACCGGCATTTTTAAATTTTTCTAAATTTCCATATTTACAACCTGTTTGTAAATTACCTTGTTTTTCTGAAAAGATACAGTATTTACAAGCTGTATCCATGAATTTGTCATTTTCGCTCAAGGTCTTTCTCCTTCTATAACAATAAAATGTTCTAAAAATTTAATGTTTTTAATAGTTAATCCACATTCTAAAAATTTTTGTTTCATATCATCTATAGATAGACATGCTTTTTTAACATCCCAACCCTCTAAACATTTTCCATATAGAATATTTGCGATTTCTTTTTTGTCAATTTGTCCTATATAAAATCTTCTAGAAACAGAAAATATATCTGTAAATCCTACAATTAATTTACCTTTATGACCAAGTTTTCCTGCCCACTGTTTCAAAACATCAAATACTTTTGTATGAGCTACATAATCAATAACATTTATTGCTATAATTTCTTCTGCTTCTCCATCTTCAACATGTTTTTCTAAAATGGTTGGATTACCTTCAACTATTAAAGGTGCTTCTTCTGGTAAAGCAGTTGGATCTATATTTAAATATCCATCTTTAGCTAAATGTTTTTGATTTATAAGCAAGTTTAATTTCATATAGTTTCCCACCATTTTAAATTCAATGAATTTTTAATATGATCATTCCATTCGTTTATAAAAGATGAAAATGAAAATTTTTCAACTATTGTTTTTCTTGCATTATTACATATAGATTTCAAAAAATCTTTTGAAACAAGTAACTTTTCGCATATAACCCTAGCTTCTTCTTTACTGTTAAACAAAAACCCATTTTCTCCATGTTTTATTATTTTCCTATTTTCTTCGCTATCAAATGCTAATGGACAACAAGCACAGGACATAGCTTCTAACATTGATTGAGAAAGTTTGTTTGTTTTTGAAAAATTTATATAAACCATTGATGACTTATACAAATTTAATAAGTCTTCAAATTTTCTTCTATTATTATCATCTAAACTAACAAAGTTTAATCCTTTTGTTATATATCTTACATCTTCTAAATTTATTTTTGAACTACCATTTACATATAAAAACACTTCACTCTTAATCTCATTTGGCAAAAAAAGATCTTCATCTATTCCAATTGTTTTCAAAGGTTTTATTTTTGGTATTCCAAAATGCAGTGATAAATAATCCCATTTTCCAGTAAATGACAAAAAAACATCAAAAGCATATTCAGATAAACTAAAAAAACATTCTTCGTAATTCTTTAATACTGATATATTATCTGGTTTTTTTCTGAAAAAATTATTCCATCCATTTTGATTATTTTTTGGAAGTATAAAAAAATTATGATTAGTTTTAGATAAATCAAATAATGTTTTTTCGTCATAAAATTCAGTAACAATATTGAGAGTTTTCTTATTTTCTCTCAACTTCCATAATATACTATTAATTTGATTTGGCATAAGAACTCCTACAATTAAAATATTGTAGCAAGTGTCTTATCTAAATCAAATCATTCTCCAATTTTTTCTACGATATATCTTACAAGTCCGTGTCTTTGAACATCCTCTGATGTTAAATATACTTTAGATATTTCTGGATGCTCTAGTTTTTTAATAATCCAATCTAGTGGATTTCCATCGGCATGAGGTAAATCGCTTTGGCTTTTATCACCACAAACAATCATTTTAGAATTTAAACCAAGTCTAGTTAAAAACATTTTTACTTGTTTCTTAGTGGCGTTTTGAGCTTCGTCTAAAATTATAAAAGAATTATGGAAAGTTCTACCTCTCATTGTTTCTAATGGACAAACTTCTATAGCACCAGCATCTTTTAACTTTTTAATTTCTGCTTTACTTATAAAGTCAGAAAAAGAATCAAATATAGGAACCATAAAAGGATCTGTTTTTTGCTCAATATCACCAGGTAAATAACCTAGTCCATCACCGCATTCTACTATTGGTCTGCTTACGATAATTTTATCTATTTTACCATCCAGCAAATAACCGATAGCAACACCACAAGATAGATAACTTTTTCCAGTTCCGGCTGGCCCTGTACAAATTGTTAGAGTAGATTGATTTATAGCATCAAAAAATATGCTTTGATTTGGTGTTTTTGGCTTTATTCTTTTTTTATTTGCAACATCCTTGTTTCTTTCTTCTTTCCAGTTTTCTTCTTTTTGTTTTTCTTTTTCCTCTTGATTTACAAAGTCTTTCCACTTAACGATTTTCTTTCGATTGCCCATTTTATATTCTCTGAGAGTAATTTGCCTATTTCGGCATGGGAAAAACTAAAAGACTTTTCTATACCATTTTCGCTTTTTTGTAATCTGATTTTTTCATTTGAGTAAGCCTCTCTCATTAGTTGTCTAGTTTTTGAAATATCAACTTGCCACCAAATTTCATCCCCTCTATATAATCCAGGACTATCCTTAAACATAGAAAATACTTGCGATTCTGTTACTGGTATAAACCAACCACAACTATCATCCATATAATCTAAATACCCCGAAGAAGCCGGTACGATTGGGGTTTTTCCAAAACACATAGCTTCAAAAGCTGGAATAGACCATGCTTCTCCATGCGATGTTTGAACAAAACAATCTGAATAATAGTGTATTGAACATATTTCATCTTCTGATATTTTTTCATTTATTAAAATAACTTCTGGTATGTATTTACATTTTAAAGAATTTGAAATTTGATCACAAAAAGTAAAAAATTCTTCCTGAGAACAATTAGACTTTATTAGTAAGCATACATTTTCGTCTTTGCCAAACTCTAAAAAATATGACATTAAAAGAGATGCCATGTTTTTTCTTTTATTAAATTCTCCTATTGTATAAAAAATAAATTTGTCATTTGTTTTTATTTCAGACATAAAATTAGGGATTTTATATTTTTTAAAATATTTATCTGTATTTGTTGCATGTGGAATTACTTTTAATTCTTTGGTAACGCCACTTTTTTTACACGCATCAACCATTTGCCTGTTAAAAACAAATACCGAATCCATTGAATTTAAATTATCTTTCCATCCAGAACACACAAAACTATCTGTTTCCCAAGCAAACATTCCTATATTGCAATATTTTGATGCATACTGCATATGAGCGGGTATTGTGTGTTGAATAACAACATCTATGTTTTTTGGTTCTTTATCTTCTATTTTTTTTATATCTTCTGGTATTTCTGTTAAATCAATTGCGTTGAATATTAATGGGCGACAAAATACATTGAATTCAGTTGTCGATAAACTTCTGATATATTCTATTGCAGCTTTTCCATAACCACTAAATGATCTATAATCACTTATATACAGTAAATTCATTTAGAAACTCTCTTTTCTTCCCAATGATTTATAGATTTTCTTATATTATTTAAAGTTGTAATTATGCTTTCTCTGGTAGTTTCAGTTCTATTTTTTTCAAATTTATTAAACAGTCTTTTTTTGAAAGATCCTTTTACTTGATAAATATTTTTGTTTTTTATTTTAATAATTTTTTCAAATGCTTTTTCTAAAAACTCGCCGTCATTTAAATTTGTATAATCAAATTTTTCTTCATTAAGAATAATCTGTTCTGAATTCCAAGATTTAGCAGATTTTAATGAAAATATAGCATTGATCCAAGTATTCGCAGAAACATTATAGTCATATGATTCTCTGGCCAAAGAAGCTATTTCGTATTTTTTATTTTCTCTAATAAATTCTGGAGTTAATATTAGTTCCTTAAGCTTATTGATTAAATCGTTTTTATCTGGATTTGCAATTCCTCTATGAGTTTCGGATTCTATCTGAAGCGAAAAATTAATTGGAGTAGCTAATATTGTTTCTGGCATATCTTGCATAGCAGAATAATTAACTGAAAATACTGGAACTCCACAATAAGCAGCTTCAACTTGTGGCATTCCAAAACCTTCGCATATTGAATATTGAACTAAACAATCAAATATTCCATAAATTTTTGCCATCTGTTCTTTTGAAACACCATTTTTTGTTCCTGCTGTAAAACAACTTTGATTTCTACATTGAATGCAGTAAATGCAGTTTCCTTTCCACACAGATGGAAAATTGCAACCACAACTATCACATGTGTATGTAAATAAAATTTTATTAGATACTCCAGACTCTATTAATAATCTTGGTATATCCCATCCAAGATCTGGATATGAAGTATGTAAGTATAAAAATGTTTTTGAAGAAACTTCTATTGGCAATAAACTTATCAGTTTAGCAAATGAGAATATCAAATCTGGGAAAAGTTTTCTTTTTTGATTTCTCATTACAGAGCCAATAATAAATGCATTTTCTGGTATGCCAAATTCAACTTTTAACTGTTTTTTATCTTCTAAAGGAACAAAACAATTATCTGCTGAAGGTGGTGCTATAGCATTAACATTTATATTTGGATAACTTGACAACAGGTTTTTGGCCCATTTTGAATATGTTAAAATATAGTCTGCACAAGAATATAAAGAAATCCATTCTTTTGTTTGTCCAACTCCATCTACTGGAGGCATATATATCCAGTTATAGTATGATCTCAATGGAGAATTTGATATAAAAGAATCCATCCAAGGATCACGGAAAGATATTACTGTATCTGGCTTAAAATCAAGAAGAACATTTTCAAAAACATATTTTCCAAATGAATTTTCATGATCTGATATAAAATCTTTTAATTGTTCATCTGCTAAATTAGCTGGAACAGCTGGATATATTTTCCAAGGTATAGATTGATCAATAGAATCTGTATAACTAGAAAGTTCTGCTAATTCAAATTGATCAGTTTTTAAAAGTCTATAAAAAATCTCCTTGCCATAGACAGAATATCCTGTTGATAAGGATGTGCTATCATTGACAAGGAGTAATTTATGTTTTTTCATTTTAAACAGGATACCAATTAGTTTCTGCTAAAACATCTTCTTCTTTTTCTTCTCGTTCTTGACGACTTGTTGGTGCTGGCCAATGGAATCTTGTTACTACAAACTTAATTCTATTCCTTTTAGCTCCAGTTGTTTCATCTTTCCAAGAATCACTCTTAGCAAATGTCTGTACTAAAATTCTTGAACCTTTAGAAAAATTTTTATTAATTAATTCGGCTGTTTTTTCCCATGCTTCACAATCAATATATGCAGTTCCCTTTTTATCTCCCTTTTCACGCTTATAAGGAGGATTAACAGCTAATGTAAAATTAACTACCGTTTCTCCATTACTTGTTTGTACAAGCCTTGGATCACGAACGAAATTACCCAAAAAGATACACTCATTCATTTAAAAAACTCCTTACAGTTGGTTAATATCTTTGAGAACCATAGCATCTGTTTTTCTGTCACGCTCGACACGAATTAAAACAGTGTTTCCTACAAAAATTTTGTCTACAAATAGCTCATAAGCATCTGGAAAGATAATCGCATTATCTATTTTACAGCTAGAATCAGAAACTGTTAATCTAGCCATTTTTCTACCGGGATCTTTTCCTTTTTTAGTAATTATTTCTTTAACATCTAATATTTCAACTGACAATACCATAAATCCAGTTTTTCCAAAATAAAATTCCTTACATGTTGTATTTGCAGATTGATTATCTGAACCATCGGTTAATGAACAGGACAGAGCTATGCCTAAACTTTCTCTTTCTGCCCATACTTTCCAAGTGACTGGATCATTATAAGTAGTTGGTGGATTTTCTAACATATTATACAAATCGTTAACTAATGAAACACGATTTTTATTACTGCAACCACCACCTTCTTTTTTCGGTTTAGCAAGAAGAAGTATACAGTCTTTTATATTTTTATAATCTTTGCAATTTTCTCTAATCCATTCTTTTTCTTTTTGAGTTAATTGATTCCATGTTTCTAATTCTGCTATTAACTTTTGCCTGTATTCACCAGTCCAATCAAAACCGCCTACTGCTATTATTTTAGATACTGATGTAGAAGAAATAGAATCAGAACAATTTATTAAAAATTTTATCCAACTATCAATCTTTTCTGACTGAGAGTTAAAGCAGTTAATAAGTTTATTGATTTGTGATGTACCTATACCTTTAATATCAGATAGGCCAAACCATATAGATTCACCGTCAGTATAAAAATTAGACTTTAACATCCTAATGTCTGGTGGATATACATTTATGTTATAAAGTTTTGCATTGTCTATAAGATCTGCAACTTCTTGTGAACTATCAGCTTTGTCTTTTGCGTAATAAAGCCAACTCGTAAAGAAATATACTGGAAAATGACTTTTTAAATAAGCCGTGTCATATCCTGTATATCCGTACGCTGAACTGTGACTTTTGTTGAACGAATATCTTTGGCTTGCTTGAATCCAACCGAATAATTCCTCTGCTTGTTCATCAGAGATAACAGCTGCTTTTTTAGCACCATCAATAAACATTTTTTTGCAATTGGCCATTTCTTGAGTATTCTTCTTGCCAATTGCTTTTCTTAAAACATCAGCCTCTTGCAGATTAAATCCTGCAACAGCTTGTGCAATTTGCATTGCCTGTTCTTGAAAAACTAAAGCACCATATGTAGGTTTTAAGATATTATCTACTGACGCATGATAACTTGGAACTTTTTCAAAACCATTTACTCTTTTGCAATAATGCTCCGTCATTGAAACGCCTTCTTCGTCTAATGCTCGAAGGCAACCTGGCCTTAAAAGTGCTCCAAGAGCAGAAAGATGCTCCATATTTTTGGGTCTTAGTTTTTTAGACCATTGTTTACCAAGATGGGATTCTAATTGAAAAATGCCTTTTGTGTCACCATTAGCAAAAATTTTCCAAGCTAAATCACAATCTGGTAGATTTTGTAAATCTATTTTTAATTTTGGCATCTTGCCGTTTTCAGAATTTTTAAGTATTGGCCATTTACAGCCACAATCAAATTTATAAAAATCTTCCATAAATATCCTTTAAGCAGAGAAACCCTTAGTTCTTTCTATGTTATCACTTAATGAGTTTTTAAAATTAACTTTGGCAGCTACTTTTCTATGAAGCTGTATAAAGTTTTTCAATAGCGTTGCTGTTTGCTTAACATCTACTAAAGCATCATGTGCATTCTCAGTAGACATACCAAAATACTCTCTAAGAGTGTCCATCTTGTGATCACGCAACTCATTTGAATTATCAAACCAATAAAAAACAAAATCATCCAAATCAAAAACGCTTCTTTTATTAAATAAGTTTTGTTTTCCATATTTATCACAATCGCCAAATTCTCTAGCTAAACGATTAATGATAATCATGTCAAAGTGTCTTATGTTTTTTCCGGCAGCAATAGGTGCAAAAAATGTATTGCCAGGTTTTGGGTTATATTTTTTAATAAAAGATGTAAAAGATTTCCAAACAATAGATAAATCTGGTGCTTTTTCAAGTTCTTCTATGCTCTTTTTATTAATTTCTAAAGCTTCTTTTTCAAGCTTAGAAAAGTCTCTTGGCTTAATTAGACTTGTGTATTGCCCTAACTCAGCAAGACTTCTTGGATGCAGTGCCATAGCAGCTACTTGAATAACTTCACAAGTTTCTGGATTGACACTACCAGTTTCAAAATCAAAAACTAATATAGTCGAATTATTCACAATGTTCCTACTTTCTTAATTCATCTACTTCTTTAACTTCAAGTTTCAAACGCCCAGATTCGTCATATTTTATATCTACATAATTATCCTTACTTTTTGCTGCTTGAATAAACTCAGGTTTTAACAGAACTTTACCGCCAAATTTGAAAACCAAAGCTTTCATAATATTAATTGATTCTTTTATTATTACATCTTTTGACTCAAGCATTTCTTCCAGTGCTTTGATTTCTTCCAATAAGTCTTCTTTCTTTTTCATAAATCTTCTCCAGCAAGAAGCTTTTGAACTCCCATAAGTTTGTCCAAAACAGCTACTCCAAGTATATCAAACTTAACAAGTCCAATAGATTCTAAGTCTGACATTTCAAGACCAGCTATGCTTTCATGAGATGTTTTATCATAAATCATAGGACATATATCTTGTAAATTCTGAGAAGCTATGACTATTCCAGCAGCATGTTTGCTTTGAGATCTTTTTGTGCCTTCCATTCTTATGGCTTGAGCAAAAAACTTTGCATATTCGCCTTCAAGTTTGCCATCATCTTTTAATTTGCAATAAGGTTCAAGTTCTTTTTGGCAATTTTCTAAAGCCCACTTAATAATTGATGGTTCTTGTCCTTCATCACGCATTTCTTGTAATTCTTCTGATATTTCAGCTTCATCTGGAATGTGTTTAGTAATTAAATTACTTTCTTCAAAAGAACAAGCTGCGTGTATTCTTAACACATCTTTTAAAGCACCACGACCCTGCATTCTAGTAAATACAGATATCTGAGAAACTTTATCAGAACCATATTTGTTTTTGATATAAGTTATAATTTCTTCTCTTTTCGATATTGGAAAATCACAATCAATATCTGGCAATGATATACGACCTGGTGCATTTCTACCTGAGTTATAAAATCTTTCAAAAAGCAATCCGTTTTCAATTGGATTAATTTCTGTTATTCCTAATAAATAACTAACCATACATCCAGCACCGGAACCACGACCTTTTCCAACTAACCAGCCTTGTTGTTTTGACCAATTACAATAATCATAAACAATTAAAAAATAATCTTCTAACCCAGCACCTGTTATAACTTCTAGCTCTTTGGTAACACGATCACCATATTGATTAAATCTTGAATCTTCTTTTTTGAAAGAGAATCTTTTTTTCCAACCTTCTCTACAAAGCCTCTTAATTTCAGCAGAAGAAGATGTTTCTCCAGCAATTTTTGGAAGCATCGGATTACGCAATAGATTGTAATCTTTGCACTTCTCAAATATTTCTAAAGTGGCTTCTAACTCTTCTGGTTGATTTAAAGCAGAAATTTCTTCTACAGACGGAATATGATAATTGTTTGATTTAAAAAATCCAGAAAAACCAAAGTCTTCATCGTTGTTTATATGGTTTCTAATTTCCGTTAAAGTTTTCTTCATAGAACAGGCTAATAATACTCTTTGGTCTATAGCATCTTCTTTTCTTGCATAATGAGCATCTGGAGTTGCTACAGTTTTAAAACCATGCTTTTTAGCAATATGCCTTAATGCTTTAGATATAATCTTTGTTGCCGGAATATTTTCAGAATCTATAAGTTGTATTTCTAAGAAAAAATTTTCTTTACCAAATAAATCTGCATATTTATATGCAAGATCAGTTGCTCTTTTTTCCCAATCTTTATGAACTAAAGACTTCGCTATTTCGTATGTCTCTGCCCTATAAGCTTCATTTAAATCTGTGAATAGACAGTTTCCAAGATCAGACCCTGGATGCCCAGAAAAAACTATAAAATTGCCATTTGCAATTGATGACAATGTTTTTAGATCAAGTCTTGGTTTTCTATAAAAGTTATCAACAGAGTTAGATACCGAACTCGCTTTGACTAAACTTGACCATCCAGCATCTTTCTTTGCAAGAACACATAAGTGACTGAGTTTTTTATTCTCGTCATTCTTAATAGTTGGGTCTTGTTCGCAAATATAAAATTCGCAACCAAGAATCGGACTAATAGATTTAGATTTTAATTTCTTATAAAAAGAAATCAAACCAGATAATGTGCCATGATCTGTTAAAGCACAAGCCTTTAATTCTAGTTCAGATAATCTATCTGCTATTTTTTCAGCAGAAGATAATCCATCGAGCAAAGAATATTGTGAATGTACATGCAAAGGAATCCACTTTGACATTTCATACTTTCTAATAAAACTTCCATAAATAAACTTTTACTTTTTCTTTAATTCGCTTAAAAGTTCAGAGATTACAAAGAATGACCAATTTTCCCATTGATCAATTCCTTTATTTAAAAAGCCAGTAAACTCCCATCCGGCTTCACTTAACTTATTTTCAATCTGTTCTATGCAGTGGGTTGTAGAAACAGTTATTTTGTGAACAATACCAAAATGAACTTTTCCTACATCGTTACTGTCATCATTAATGATGCCTATAATCTTATTCGATTTAATTGCCCCTAAATCTAAAGAAATTTCTTCTTTTAGTTCTCTTTTAACAGCATTTTCATAAAAATTTTCTGAATTTATAGAATCTTCTTTTTCAATGTGACCGCCAACACCTAAAGACTTCTTTCCATGTAATCTATTTTCATTTCCGTTTTTATTGCGTGAATATGTAAATGTTTTATTTGCACAAACAATTACGCAATATGGAATGATTTGTTTATACGATGGGTCTTTTTCTGCTAAATTTCTTGGAATCCATTCAAAATTTTCTGGTTGTAAAATTTCATTTACATAAAGTTCACAATCTTCGCCCTTTAATAATCCTTGAAATTTACCCAACGAATCAAGTAAAGATGTTTTAAAAACTAATATTTCTGGACTAGGAGTGTTATCTATTGACTTATCGTTTACGACTACTTCATTTTTTTCTGTTTCTTTTTCAGATGCAATCTCTACATCTTGTTTTGAAAAAAGACTTAATAATTTATCAAGGCTGTTAATTTTTTCTTCGCTCATGATTACTCCCTATTAGTTTTACCACCACCACTACCATATTGTTTTACAGCAGAAAAATCAGCATACTTAGCATATACTTTTTCAAGACCTAACTCAATGATTTCTTCGTGTATTTTTCGACAAGTTGATATTCCAGTATTATCAAAATCGTCTTTGTAAAATTTACATAATCTATCGCATTTCCATTTATCCCTACCCATATCTAATATTCTAACTGGGGTTTTACATCTTTTTATAGATTCAAACTTTTTTCTAATCATTTCTTCGGTTTGCTCTAAATCTTCTTTATGAAAACATATAGTGAATGGGCCTCCAGCCTTAACAAAAAAGATTGTAACTATAATAGTTTCTTCGTTTGGATAAACTTTACTTAATGCATAGTGATATAAACGAAGTTGAAAATCGTCAAAAAGATCTTCGTATCCTTTTTCTTTTCCTGTTGACCAGTTTTTTCTCTCTCCGGTTTTCCAATCTATATATTCTATTGTTTTTGAATCTATTCTAGTTATTAAATCCATCGTACCTTTTAATCTTAAATTACCAGTTACGGTTTCTCCATTCATTAAACGAAAATCATATTTAGCCCAAGGTTTATCAACCTCTATATCAAAATACTTTTCTGGCTCAACTATATTTCTTTTAAGAGGGGAAAACATTCCGTCATTAAATAATAAAGTATCCCACATCCATTTATCGCATTCCTTATAATCTTTTTCGGTCCATTCAAAAGAAGATTCTTTTAAACTGTAAAATTCAAAAGCTGATTTAATTGCTTTTTCTGGACATATTTGCAAAGTGTCAAACTCTAAACTTAATTCATCATCAGAAAAAGTTTTAGTTTTAGTTTGCAAACAAAGTTGTTTATTGGCTAATAGTTCTAAAGCTTTATGAACTATATTACCCTTAACAGCTTTTTTGTTTGAATCATCTTTAAATCCAAGACAATAAGTCAAAAAGTATTTATGCTGACACCATTCAAATGAGCCAGCTGAAGAAGACCTAAGATAAGTTATTATCATTTAAACCAACCTTTTTTGCTTAAAAATTTATTAAGCAATGCAAGTTCTTTTTCTACACTCAACTTTGAATTGTCTATAACTAAATCAAATTCATTGAATGTATCTAAGACTTTTTCTGAAGAATGGTTATCTTCTGATATTTCTCTTTTTAATCTAACTACTATGCCACCGTTTTGTTGAATAGATTTAACTTCGTTTTCAAATCTAACATCTGGTATAATAAAAAAATCTTTCTTAGATGAATTTATTTTATTAAATACAGATTGTATATGAACTTGATCTTTAATTTTTCTGCAAACTTCTGTTCCAAAAAATTGCAAAAATTCTCTAGCTGACATTTCGGAATCTTCTCTTGTAAAGAGATTTAATTCTTCTGGATAAATTCCACTTTTTTCTAGCTTAAAATACATATCTTTAGCAATAAATCCCGGCATATCAGACCATTTATATGCAGTTTTTTTGTTTTTATCCTCTTCTGATCCATAGATATTTTGTTTTTTTATGCTAAATAAATTACAACATGTTTCTTTTAAAGCAGAAGCAAAAGGAATAATTTCAACTTTTTTGCCCAAAACAAATTTACAATGATTATAAAAAGAATTAGCTAAAGTATCTTTTCCAGCACCTTTTTTGCCACTTATTCCAAGTATTTTACACATTACAAATATTCCTTAAATCTGATGTGGTAGATCCAGGGTCTTTGCCTTCATAAATAGGAATAGTAACATTAAAAAATCTACTGAGCAAAGACTTAATCTTTTGTTTAGCATTTATACCAGCTTCATCATTATCTAACAACAAGATAATCTTTGTTATATCACATGTTTCTAGGATAATTTGTTGAGAATCCGTTAAAGATATACCAAAGATAGCAACCGCATTTTCTATACCTTTTTCGTGCAAAGACCAAACATCTCCTGGCCCTTCGCATATAATAAGCGTTTTATTGAACTTAGCTGCGTTCAAAGCATTATGTAAGTTGTATAAATACCTTTCTTTTGCAAAACCACTGTTATTTGCCCATTTTGAATATATATATTTAGGATTTTTAGAATTGCATGAAGCCTGATGATATTGATTGCATTTATCGCATTTCTCGTAGTTTGATCTGCCGGTAAAACCGACAACATGTATTCCATCTCTATCTATTACAGGAACAATTGATCTATCTTTAAATATGCCATCATTATTCTTAGGAACACCTACTGAAAAATGTTCCAATGTTTCTTGTTTATATCCACGACTTAAAAAATATGGAGATGGAATTATCATACTTGAAATTACATTATGAAGATTCCAGCCTTTAAAATGCTTCTTTTTCTTTTCAAAAATTTTCATGTCATTACAAAACTTCTTTTTTTCAATATCGCTAAGCTCTGGAATATCTGATTCATTTATTTTTAAAATAGATTGGCAAAAATCATATGTTTTACCAAAACTGTATTTGATATCTTTTGCTTGGCCAGTCCAATTATTTTCTCTGTTAGATAAAACACCACGAATAAAACCAAATGGAGTTGGTTTAAAAACTTCTTCGCAATGATGTGTGTAACAACACCAATTACCTTTTAATGTGTTTCCATCTAAATACATACAAAATGCAGTAGGATTATCTCCGCCATGTATTGGACATGGACCAGAAATATAATTATTAATATTCTTATATTTAACATCAAACATTTCTAAAAAGACTTGAATATTTTCAAAAATCTTTTCAGATATGAAGTTAATCTTCGTCTGATCCAAAAAAGTCAATTGGTTCATTTCTTAATACCTCTTCAGAAACAGTAAATCCAGTATTTGTATTTCTCAAAGAATGGAAGTTGTTTCTTGTTGGGCCTTCTTTAATTCTGCCAAATTCATACTCAGCCAAAACATTAATATAATCGCCTTGCGATAATCCACTGCCATGCCTACTGACAATTGGTATGAGTTTTAAATTATACCTTTTGCCATTAACAGCAGCTTCTTCTTCGGCTAATTCTTCCTCAGATTTTCTTTTATATATAGAAAAATTACTACATAACCATAATATTCTGTCTGATCCAGAAGCTACATCGGTATCTTCTCTGTTTATACCATCACGATTTAATTGAGTAAAAGCTAAACATGGAACTCCATATTTTACACAGAAGTTATGCAAAGAAGTCATCAAAAATCCTAAAGCTTGATATTCAGCTATGTTTTTAGATATAGAATCATCGCTCATTAGTTTAATGTAATCAAAAATAACTAAACATGGTTTTGCTAATCCATTTTCATCTAAACCAACTTTTTGCATTATCCACCTTCTCATAATAGAAGATGTTTCTTCAAAAGGTTGTCCAGCTATTGATTTGTAAAAATAAGGAATAGACTTTAGCTTTTCTTTTGCTTGATGAATTCTGTTTTTAGATTCTGCTATTTGAGAATATTTACCACTTTCAATATCATTTATTTTAACTCCAGAGAGGCAAGCCAGCATTCTATGCCAATGATCTTTATTTGACATTTCTGTATCTAAAACTAAAACAGGAATATTTTTATCTGCAACATTTAAGGCAACTGCATCTCCAAAGAATGATTTTCCTGTCTTCATTCTAGCACCTATAACATTTACGCTTCCTGGCCTGAACCCACCTCCAATACATTGATCGTATATAGGAAAACCACTTGGTATACCTATTTGTGTAATTGGGTTATTTTCTAAGTGTTCAACATATTCATCTAATCCATCGCCAATAACTTTTGGCGTAGAATCTTCAGAGTTTGAAAGATTTAGCGTAAACTCAAATATTCTTTGTTCTGCTATTCCAAGTATTGAAGAAAGCGTTTCATCGCCAGTAACAGTTTGTAATTCTGTACTTGCAATATCTATTTCTTTTTTAAGATTATTAGCTATTTTTAGCTTAGCTAATTTAGAAGCTAATTTTCTTGTATTTTTTAATTCTACAGGAAGTATAGTAAGACTGTTTAAATACTTTTTTTCGTCTTTAGATTCAAAAAAATCTTTATAACCAAGTGAATTGGCTATAGATAAAAAAGTTGGAATATCTATTTTGCTATTTTCATCTTGATAATAATGTTTTAAGCATTTAAAAACTATTTTATTAGAGTCTATTAAAAAACATTCATCGTCAATGATATCGCAAGATTCAATATAGGCATCTTTGCCATGTTGAAAATAAGAAGATAAAACCGCCCTTTCAGCTGCTGGATCATGCATCATCTTGATATATTCCTTTTAAGACATTTAGCACATGTAAATGCGTATTGACCTTCGGCCAACCTTGATAAAGAATTAATTTCATCTTTATCTACAATTTCTTTTGCTCCACATTTACTGCAACTAGCATCTACAGTATTTGGAACAAATTCAGGTCTGTGCTGCTTTTTAATCTTCTTTGGTGTTTTGCTTATTAATTCTGGATGAATGCTTAAATCATCCACAAATTTATTAACAAAATCACTTCCAGAACTCTTATTCGACTCAACTTTAGTTTTCTTTACTGTTTTTTTCTTTACCGGTTTTTCCGAAACATTAGTTCCGATTAATGTTGATAACGCTTGTTCAACATATATAAAGTCTTGTTCTTGTATTGCCTTGTTAAGAAGATCGATTATTGTCATTTCTATTTCTCCTAGCTATTTGTAAACTGTTAAACATGTCTGCAACTTTATCAACTTTCATCGGCAGATATTCTACTCTATCAATAATATATTGTAATTTGGCCATTTGAAATTTTAATTTCTTGGCAAAATCATCTTGATCAGCTGCTATTGCAAGTCTTTCTTCTGTAGATAAATATCTAATTTCACCGACATATTTGCCTATGGTTTTAAAAAAACATTCTTTATAATAATTCAATAAAGCTTTTTTAGAACTGATTTCTTTTGTAAGTCTAAAAGAAAAATTGTGCAAAAGCAAAGCTGCTTCGCCACACTGCTCAGAAGACATAACCCTTAACTTTTCTAAAGGTATGTTTAATAATTTCATACATTCATTTGGAGAGTCTGGAGTGTAATTTAAACCCAAAGATTCTTCAAAAGGATTATACAAAGAATCAAAAAATTCTTTATTACAGTTTATGTTCCAAAATTCTGTTTCTCCACTCATCTTCGCTCTCTTCGTATGGTAAATCTATATATTTAATTCCATTCTGTTCACAAAAAAGCTTTTTATTTCTATCTCTTAGTTGAGACTTAGCAAAGTTTAATTTATTACCATGAAAAAATGGTATGTATTTATAGTGTTGTTCTCCATGAACCTCAACTATTAACTTCCGTAAAGGAAGAAAGAAGTCGGCATATAAACTATCACAGCCCGGCAAATATACTTCTTCTAAAATTCTATCTATAGGAAAAAGCTTTTTTAACAAATCTCTTGCCTTTAAATGATAGGAAGATTTTTGCTGAGAATCAGAAGATTTTCCCCATATAGACCAAGAATATTCTTTGCCATCTAGTCCAATTACTTTCATGGTCTTAGTATGTCATTGATTTCTTTTTGCAAAAGAGATAGCCACTCTGGCTTTTCTTTTAACAACTTGTAAAGTTTTTCAGCACCTTGAACTTTTGGTATTTCATCTTCTTTAATATGTCTTTTTAAGAAGTCCATATTCATCCAAGCACCAGACTTGATTATAAGCCCAAGTTCCATGCCTAAATTTATGATTTCAAATGTTTTATCAATGCCAACACCATATCTAATATAACTGTCTATCTCCATGCCTGGAGATCCTAAAGCACAAGATTCAATTAGCCAATGTACTTGCTGACCAATTTGAACTTCTTTGCCTTCTTGATTTACATTCCAAGCTTTATCGTATTTCACCCTCAATTGTACATCTGCTTGATATTGCAATGCTCTTGATCCTTTTTCTATAAATCCACCAAACATACCTTGGTTTTGAGTCAAGTGCATAATAGACCAGACTATAACTTTTTGAATCGGAACTAAATTTGATGCCTGTCTACAAAAACCAGCAAACATTTTATTTCCAGAACCACGATTTTCATAACCAATACCTTCATCCATTTCTCGTTCATCACAAAGCGAACTTACAGAGTCAATGATAATCAATGATCTTGGATGTGTCTGAATGGCTTTCATGGCAAGATTTAAATAATCTTTGGCCGTAAGAATCTTCTCAGGAACAGAACGGTATATAGTTAATTTCTTTGGGTCTAAACCATCAATTCCATGAATGTTCATGGACTTTAAACGGCCTTCAATATTTAAATAATAAACATGCCTTCCTTGTTTTTGACATTCAGCAGCAAAAGATAACGAGGTTAGAGTCTTGCCTGTTTTTGGATGACCACTGCATGTAACCCAAGAACCTTCTGGAATTCCTCCGTGTAGCCCTAAATCCAATGCAGGACTTACAGGAACAACTTCTGGTGGATTATCTAATAAATTGTCAGCAGTAATAGCCACTCCATCAGCATATTGCTTATTAACTTCGGCCATTACTCTTTCAAGATAGTCTTCGCTTTTGCTATCTATTTTTTCACTCTTCTTTGCCATCTAATTCCTCTAGCTTTCTTTTAAGAGATTTCTTTTGCACAAAAGTTGATTTCTGTTCCATTTCAGAAGCTTCTGTTTTGGTTATTTGCTGTTGGCTATTTTTCTTTTCTATGAATTGTATTTCCCTTTTCAAGTATGGAGATTTTAATGATATAACTTTTACGCCATTTGGCGTTCTCAATGCCTGAAAAATTATTTGATGAGAGTAGTTCTTCAACAAAGAATTAGCAAGCTTTATCTGATAAAGATAATAACTTTTCCAAGGTTTATCATTCCAAAATCTTGGTGGTAATTCTGTGCGGTTAAACTTTGCGTTTCTCGCACACATTGTTTCTGCTAGATATTGTGCAGCAGAAATCCAACCGCCACCAAATCTTGATTCAAATGATCTTTTTTCAGTTCTCTTGTTGTATTGGTCTTCCATGATTATTCACTATTAAAAAATCATTAAATATAAGTTCTCTTTGATCTGTTTTTAACAAAGTCAAGTTCGGCACAAGCCAGTCTTCTGTTTTAATTATATTGCCATCTTTATAACCAATTACATAACAGCTTCCACTATGAGATCCAAATACAGAGTACATCATATTAGAAAAAAAATAACCTTCAGCATTTTTTGGTAATGTGTCTGCTATATTTGATCTGTATCTTAGTTTTAAAGAAACTATATTTAATCTAGTTTGCTTTAAATACATTGAAAGTCTTAACCAAGATGATTGATTGCTTCTTTCTGGATGTCCATCATCTTGATAAACTGTAGTTCCATCGCTTAATTCAGCTATCCATTGAGCACTTACAATGTTTTGGTGCTGTATGTAATCATCTTCTACAAATGTTATCATTGATCAGTCCTGTGAATGCAATCTTTGTATTTAGGCGAATTAAAAATGCTATGATTTTCATGCTTTATTGCATCGTCATTCATAGATTGTGCCTGTGTCATAGAAACAGATCCATTTTTTTCATCAAATTTAAGACTTTTCTTCTTATTCGATTTATCATAAAAATCTTTTATAACATCTGGATGAAAATTAAATACTTCTGAAAGTTGTTCTAATGTTAGTTGATCACAACACTTTTCTATGATAATTTTTTGCACATCATTTAATTGTAAACTTTTTTTCTTAGCCATTAAACACTCATCCTTTCTGCGTTTTTTAACAAACTTGGATTTTTAGTTTGTAAGAAGTCTAGGTATAAGTCGTAAGATTCTTTATTAACTGATTTGAAATCAAATCTCTTTCTGCCCTTAAAAGCATCAAATCTTTTTAAATCTGATTGTGGATGCACTAAAGGATTATAAAACAAACCATTATCTGGTCCGTCTGTGCAAACACGAATAAAGAATCTTGTTAGATTACTTGGTTCAGTTGTAGATACTTTAGCAACACAAGACCAATCTTGTGGATTAACTTCTTTATTTTCAAAGTTAACACCAGTAACATTTGTTTTGTGATCTATATATTCTTCGTTCATTTTTTAGCCTTTACTGTATAAAAAACAATTATGTCATTTTCTGTTTTTACATTTGTTAATTCTGTTATCATTTTTGATTCGTCTGGATCTTTTTCTGATATTTCCATTATTCCACAAGGTCTAAACATACCGCTTACTTCTGTAATAAAAGATTTATCGCCACAGTAACAACATTTTGCTACTGTTTTCCAATTCAAGGTGTCGTCTTTTTTAACAATAAATAAATCTACTAACTTCTTATTGCAAGAAGAGCAGCTTAAATATACATGTCCATTGTCACTTAGTACTGGTTCTGACCCAATATTTATTTCGGTTCTTTTGAGCATAGTCCACCAATCATTTCTAGTAGTTCGCCAACTTTTCTATCACAAATAGACTTATCTTCTGCGTTAATATAAAATTCTTTGTGTTGATATTCTATAGGAATTCCACTAACTCTATTTTGTTCATCTTTTTGATGTGTTGAATAATAAACAATAATCATAGCTGTATGTGGTTTGGTTGGATCACTTTCTGGTTTTGGCATTTTAAATGGATTGTTATTCATTTTCCTTCCTCTATATATTTTTTTGTATCTTTAACTTTTTTTAAATCTAATGGCTTATCCATTTTTTGCAATCCTTTAACTTCACCAGATCTCCACCAAGGTTTATTTCCTACGCTTTCTTTTTTTTGTATTCCAGCGTCTGCGATTTTTTCTCGCATTGATTTTTGGTCTTTTCCTTTTCCTTTGGTTTTTGCGTTTTTTTCTGCCCATTGTCCTATTGTAGTAACATTATAACAATAAACATAGGGAGTTCCAAATACTTGATATAATTTCTTCTTCTTGCATTTAGGGCATGTTTTTTTATGTTTTGAATGAATGCTTTGTTCTATTTCAAAAGAGTGTTGACAAGCATCGCATTTATATTCATATGTAGGCATATTTATTCCCACTCATTTTCATCTTCATCTTGATCTACATCAACACAAAAATTTATATCCCATCGTGTTTCGCTTAATTCAATTGATTCTGGAGGAAAACCATCACGCATAACATTACCATCCAAATCAAAATAAGCAACCAAAACTTCTTGAGATTCAGGATGTATATTTAATACAGTCATTGGCAATCCACCAGATTTTAAAACTACTATATCGCCAATAGAAAATGATTTTTCCATAAACTACTCCGACCATTTTGATGAAGCACAATTGGTACAAAACTTATTAAACGAATTTTCAATTACATCAACATGTCTTTCAGAGAACCATATTTCTCTCATAGAATTTTCATTTAAATTTCCGAAAACTGTATCAAAATCATAATCATGACAACATAAAAATAAATTTCCAGCAGCGTTTACATGCAAATAACCAAATGGTCTTCCGCCTATTTCACCACCATGAAAACATCCAACTACACGCTTCTTTTTTAAATGTCTGTCTATAGCCTTTTTATTAGAAATAATTCCTAGCTGATGTAATTTTCCGGCACGATCAATTAAATGAGGAACTTTAAAAGAGTTTACTTCTGGAAAAAGTCTTTGTGCCAATCTAAGTTGTTCTTCATTTTCGTTTGGTCTAAAATCAGGTGCATCAAACCCAATCTCAAGCCATCCATTATTTTGAAATTTACTTGTTTCATCTATACCATTTATTTGAATAGAAAAAGCTTTGTTAGTAACCATATTTTTTAAATTTTCTCTTGCGTAATTTATATTCTCTAATAGTTGTGGAAACTTCTCTTTATTAATACCAGATCTTTTTTCCCATAGATCAGGCTCAAAAGCTGGTATGTTTAAACATATACCGCTAATTATTCTTTGGTATTTTTTGATTATATCTGTTTTGTTTGGAGTTAAATTTATACCATTTGACAAAATCATTGTGTATAAATTATGTCTGCTTAAAATATCTAACATTTGCTCAAAATGTTTATACAACAACACTTCGTTGTAATGTGCTGTATATAAACCATTAAACTTTGGAGAGATTATTCCGTCTGGCCTTGATCTTTCTGATATTATTTCCAAGATTATTTTTTCAAATAATTCAATCGGCATCTGAACTTTTCCTTCAGATGGATTTGGAGAATATCTAACAGGACAAAACCAGCATTTTGCATTACAATATCCAAATGGATCTATTTGGGCTTGTTCTATTTTCCATTTTCTAAGATCATTTCTAATCGATTGTTTAATGTCCATAATTATCTTTCTATTGAGTTAAGCAAGAACCACCAGCACAAGCTAGTTCGCTTTGAACATTTATTGTAGAACTTTCTTCATACATGTCTTTATATTCTACATTAATATAACTTTCTTTTAAAGAATTCCAAAGAACAATGTTATAAGAATCTTTAAGAGCATATGTAGTCTTTTTTATATCACCATTAAAATGAGAATTAGAAAAATTTATAATTATATTTTTATAACTTTTTTCGCTTTCTGTTTTCGGATCAAAATATCCTAAAGCACAAGAGCAAGCAGTCCATAAAGATGGAAAACCATAATCCGAAAACTTATCTTGTATTTCTCTAGCAACAGAAACAGCTTCTTTGCCATACATCTCTTCTTGTTCTTCGTATGTATAAACAGCTGTAAAAGGAGCTTGTTCGTAATCTTTGTCGCCACTAGAAGCTATTAAAGAAATACCAGCCAAATAATTCCTATTGTTAAAAATATAATCGCAAACACTTTCCCACTCATGAGAATCTACATGAATTGTGTTTGAAACATTGTGATTAATTTCTTTTCTAACACAAAGGTCATCGTTTTTGCCTGGAACAACCCAGTTATTATATGTAGACACAACTGTATCCAGCATATTAATTGCATTTATTTGACTCTTAAGTTTTGTGCCATCTTGACTATCTACACAAAATCTTATGCAATCATCAGTCTTGTTTGCAGACCAAACAGACTCTTCGCAAGCCTGTGGATTTTTAGATTTAAAAAACTGATAAGGTGCTTCGCCTTTGTTTGCTTGAACAATTCTAAAATATCTTTTACTATGATCTGGATGAATGCCGGAAGTAGAACCAAGTAAACAAGCAGAATTACCTTCTGGTTTTACGCATGTAGTTCTAGCTGCTGGATTAATATTTAATATTTTTGCGTACTTCTCATTTGTCTGTCTGACTATTTTTGCACCATTTTGTTGAATTTCTGGATTTAATAAAATATCAGCGTGGTGCTGCATTCCATTAATAGAAACGCCCAACAACGCCTCTCTTCTTGCAATATTTTCAGTTACTTTACCTAGATATGGAAAGTTTGTAAAAGAGGCTTGAAGAGTGCCAATAAAAGAAGCAGCTTCACATCTTTGGTAAAAATCTTCAACTGAAGTTATAGTCTTGCCATTAATAGTAGACAAATTGCAAAAACCCCAACCTGAAAGGCCAACATCGCTATCTGACATTTCATCTTTGCAATTTTCTTTTGTAGTGATTGGACCATCATAATCAAGTAATGCAAGCTTAAGTTCATCGCTATCTTTCTTATAATAAGATCTAGTTACCCAACTAATTTCAACACAAGGATTACACAAAGCATCGTACAAATCCGCCCAAAAGAATCCTGGCTCACCAAACTCTTTTGTTGCTTTAAATAAATTATCAAAAGTTTCTTTACTTGTGTGTTTACGATGAAGTAGAGCGGATATGTTTGCCCTTCCTCTTTGTGGATTAGTAAAAAACCAATCTCCTGTTTTTGCATTAATCATCAATTCATCATCAGCAGAGAAAAGAGCAATAGTGGCTGATCTACGAACACCGCCACTAATAACAGCGTCTGCCGAGTGCATAACTATATCAAAAGCGTCAATAGTTCTTAATTTTGATTGTTTATCAGCTATGCATCTATCAAGTAAGTTTTTTATATTTTCAATGGCTTTTTGAAGAGGTTCATGGCCAGGAGCTTTGCCTATACCAAAACCTAAAGGTTCGCCCTTTTTTCTAATTTTTGAGTAATCAAAATGAATATTAATGTCTTTAAATTGATCAAATTCTTTAACAGGTTTTTCAAAATAAGATGATAACAAGACACCGAGAGCGTTCGCCCATCCTTCAATAGAATCTTCTACAATATAGGTTTGGTGCTTAATAATTGAGTTATTAAGCCTTAATTCTGAAAAAGACGGTAGTAGCTCAACATGATGTTTTTGAACGCTAAAACCAGTACCAGAACCGCATAAAAGCAAATAAAAACACTCTTGGAAAAAGCGTAATCTATCACAATAGCTTGCTGAACAGTTGTATATTCTGGCATTATGCTTAAAAATTGGTTTTCCGCCAAACTGCAAAGCTCGTTGAGAACCTAATATTTTTTGATCTTTGATCATTCCATAATATTTTTCAATGTCTTTTGCAAGAAGTGGGTAAGCTTCAATCATCATGTTTTTAACACGATCAACACTTTCTTCCCAAGTTTCTCTGCGTTGTTCTTTTTCAATCCATCTTGCATACTTAGAAACAGCGGTATACTTTTGCAACTCTTTTGTTGACATGATAAGACACTCACCTTAAATGTGGTTTTCGACAATAAGTTTGGACTGGAATTTTTACACCATCTCTTTAAAGATGGCAATTAAGAAATCAGAAAATTCTTAACTAATTTACAGAATTGTCTTTAGAGAAAAAAGTTAATTTAGAATTACAATGAACACAATTTATTTCTTCTTTTTTTTCAAATATTTCTTTATCAATAAAATGAGATAATTTGCAAAAAGAACACTTAACACTAACTTTATTTACTGGTGCATATCTATTAAAAATATAATAATCATTCATTTTCAATCTCTTCATTTTCTTCAAAAACAATTGTGATTAAATCTTCTAATTCTTCTAAACTTAATTCTTGTATAAGATCTGTCATGTTTTCAGATAGTATTTTAGCATCTTCAGCAGAAACACCAGACTTTATCATTGATTTATATATATTTCTTCTTACAAATAAACGAACTAAAGGACCGCCAGCTTTAATAATTAATGCCACTCCTTTTGGAGATTGACAAGCCTTTAGTATTTTTATTGCTTGTATCGTCAAACTTATAATAGTAAGTATTGTTATAATGCCAATGGCATCATATTTTTTTATAATATCAGATTTTAAATAAATTTCTTTTAGTTTTTCATGCGACCGCATGATTCACTTACCTTCAGGTAAAACACCTATCTCTAAATACTTTCCAAGTATTTTTGTTCCTGTCATAAATCCATTCACGACTGTTTGATTTTATTTCTTCTTGTTTTATAAAAATTTTTTTGTCTTCTATTAAATTGAAAGAATCTTTACTTAGTGCTATCGCAAAAGAAAGTATTACTTCATACATGATGCACCCAGTTGTCTATGTACGACTTATCTATATTACTATACACTGTTAAGTCTGTATGAATAGACATTCCTGGGATACAACTTACGAGTTTTTTCGACTTCTTATTAATATCTAAGAATATTTGATGGTCAAAAGGATGAAACTGTCTAGTCCACTTAAAAAAACATTCATAATCATCTTTTAAAGTTCCTACTTTAGTAGCAAAAGTCATTGTTGTAGATATAGTATATTTCCAATGATACTTCTTTCTTAAAACCTTAGTTATTTCTCCGAATTCGTACAGTTGACTATATTTATCTGGATGATCATATAAAGTTGCATATTCGGCTATGCTTAAACCTTCTTCTAATGCCTCTATTACATTTCCATTATGCAAATAGTCGTCTTCTAAAAAATAAACAACTTTATCATCGCTAAATCTAGATATAGCGTCTTCTACACAAGCCATAAAAGAACCGGCATTTCCAAGAGATGTATTTTGATAAGGTACATCTTTTAGCAAAGAAAATGTATCTTCATCTTTAACATTATCAGCTAAAAAAGTTTTAGAACATTTCTTAAACAAATGCATGAAATTAGACAAACACTTGTCTTTACCACACATTTTTGGCTTTTTATAGCTATTATCGCTCAGTCTATAATATACATGCATTATTTTTTCTTACTAAGGGATTCGCTTACACGAATTGCCCAATCAACACCAGTATTTCCACCCCATCCCAACCATGCTACTACAGCTGGAATTGTCCAAGGTTTGGTTTTATATTCTGGTTTTGATTTAGCCTTTTCGTAATTTCCACGATGACGATTAAATTGAGCCATTCTTTTTACAGTATCAGCGGATAATTTAGCACCACCAGCTAAATCTCTAGCTCTAGCCCAACCAACAGGAGTCATGCCCTTGCACTCTTTTCCGTATTTTCTTTTCCATTCTAACACTTTTCTTGCATTATTTCTTGCTGCTTGAGGAGCATCATATGATTCAGCGGATTTAGAATAATAATTTTCAATGTCAGATTTTGCTTTTGAGGTATGTTTTTTTTGTTCATTATCATACATATCTAAAGATTCCTTAACTGATTGTAAAACTTCAGAAAAATCTACCAACTCATATAAATACCCAGATTTTGCTTTTTTAGAACTTCTTTGATGACCTTCTGGCAAAAGATCATTGTCTTGTTTATAATTTGGATTTGATGGGCGACCATTACGAAGCAAATAAAGAAAAGCCTTAATTCTATTTAATCCCCATCTGGTTCTATCCATTCCTGGTGCATGACTGCTAGAAAAAGCACCAGCACCTCTTCTAAATACAGCTTTAAGCTGTGCCATATTAGCTTTAAATTTTGGGTCTTTTTTATTATGTTCTTCCATTAATTTTCTAATTTTATCTTCTGTGTCAGAAGACATTTTTATGTTTTTATTTGGCTTACTAGCAGAATCTTTAGGGTTCTTTTTTGAACCTTTCTTTTTATCTTCTGGCTTTGCTGGTGTTTTTCTTGGGTCATCTTTTTTTGGACGACCATATTGCAAACCTTCTGTTTTGTCTGACATATTAATTCCTTAAATAAGCATGAAAAGTTTTTTGTCAATTAACTGTTCTGGGAATCCATCAAAGTTTGAGTACGCAAATGTTTCCTCTTGTCTGATATGTTTTTCCATGTCCTTGCGGCGAACACGAAGAACACCAACTGGAAGAGAATCGCCATTATCAAAATCTTTAAGATGACCATGACAATCTCCCCAACTATTGAGGATAATTGCATAAGGATCTGAACCGTTTTTGTATCCATCATCAATACCTATAACACACATTTGATGACCCCAACTATCTGTCTGGCGATGGAATCCGTCAGATGATGGTTCCATACTATAACCGATATCACTAGCTGTAGTACATGGATATCCATTTATAATTGCATCACGAAGATCATCCCAGTTTTTAATTTGAGCAGCAGATTTTACTGGATGAAGCTTTCCTTCTTCAACAAACTTTTTATCTGGGCCTGGAGTGTCACCCCATTTACTTGCTACTCGTCCTGAGTACTTCGGTACATCAGAAAAATTTGCACGAAGAACACCATACTTGATAACAGCATCAGCCATCCAACTTCCCAGTGATCCATCGCTACCATTTAACTGCCCTCTTCCAATAAACACTCTTCCAGTTCCATAAAGATAAGGCGGAAAAACTGGTTGCCACTCTTCTCTATCACCCTTCATAAGCTTTTCGGTAGCCATCAAATATTCACAAGCATTCTTCGCCCCAAAAGAAACACAATCGCCAATTTCTTGAGGATAATTCTCTGTATCTTTGCCAAGTACTTTACGAGTTACTTCGTAAAGCATAAGTTTCTTGCCCTTAGTGTCACGACTTGCACTAAAAATCTTTAATGGTTTAAACGATCCATCATCTTTGATTAAGTCAAATTGATTTTTAACAAACTCTGGATTATCTTTTCCTGCCCAACCATTAACATTTCCATTTGTATAAAGTTCTGAAATACTAGACATTTTAATTCACCTTATTTAAAAGATTTAAATCCGGTAGCAATTTCACGCCAAGCGATAGCAAAGTCTTGCTTACTTACCATTTTGTTATCTTTATAAAGACCGAAAAGTTTTTCTTGAATATCGGTAAATACTGGCTCCCATTTTATTTTATCACCACCAACAGCTTGAATAGAAGACCTATTAGCCTCTGCTGTTTTTTTAAGTATATCTTCTTGGTCGTCAATAGTTCCAGCAGCAATAGCAGCAGCTATTCCATCAAAAGATTTGGCCAAAGCATTTGCTTGTTTTGCTTTATCTGACTTTGAAAGATTTATTTTATTTTTTGTAATTTCATGAATAAATTTAGATAAGTTGTACTTACCTTCAGGAAAAGTAGGATCAGGTTCTGGATTTGGAGTTGGTGTTGGAACATTTGGATCAGGCTCTGGTGGAATCTCAGTGCCAATCAACACATCAGTTGAAAGAAATGCTGTTTTTGCAGCAGACTCAACAATTTTATCCTGTTCTTTAACTATATAAAGATATGTTACAGCAACAAAAGCTTTAAGTTTTTTGGGTTGAATACCAGCACCAAAGAAAACCCCGCCATCATATGGGCGAACTCTTTTTTCTGTATATCCATCCAATACTTTCCAAGTATAAGTAGTTTCTACTAAATACTGTGGTGGACTTTTAATTGGACTTACAGATAAATCTACAAGTTCACCCAAAGGAATAGGTGTTTCAGCACCAACAATTTTTTGATCTGGGATTACAAATTTTTCTGCAAAAACATTTAAGCTAAAGGCTAAAAAAATAATCAAAGAATATATAATTTTCATTTTAATTTTTCCTCAATTAAGCACTTATCGGTATGTTTATGCGGTTGCATTTTATTTGATATATACATTAACGCAACTATAGCTGCCATAAAAGCAGCTACAGTTAAAAAATCAAATAGAATATTAAGCAAAGCTTTTTTCATTAAGCTTGGCCTTGAGCCTTCTTTACAGCAAGAATAAAATCTTCAGCTGTAATCTTGTTCGTATCGCCATCAAATTTATTAATTAGGAAAGTGATAGCAGAAACAAACCAAGGCTCTTCAGTCAATTTGACCAAAGAAGTTACAATCTTGTCATCTGTTTCGCCAGGAATAATTGCAGTAACCCACTTTAAAGTAGATACAATTAAGCGAACAGACTTTTCTACTTGTTCTGGACTAACCGTTTTTGCAATGTCAGACATGACTTTCTCCTAAAAAGACTAAAGAAATTCTATCAGAAAGATTTTCAATATCAAGCAATTATTCAATAATCCAACTAGATTTTAATATATGTAAATTTTTCTTTATGATTTGTTTTTTAACATCTAGATCACTATTACCTATAAAAGTTTCAAGCACACCTTTTTTATTGCAACAAATAGCCCAAGAATTATTTTTTGTTTTAATTGTATCTGTTAAATTTTTTATAACTAATAAATTTGATTTTTTGTTTTTATTACAAATTTTATCTTCTATTTGTTTTTGTACTATTTCAACATCAAACATGTTTCCTATACCAATCCAAAATCTATATCTAGTCCAAACCCTTAAAATTTCAACTCCATTTATTTGTTCTATAGCAGAAACAATTTTAGGCGTTATGTCAAAGTTTGTATGACCAACCCATAGTTTATATAGTTTATTAGATAAGCCATGTTCATTTAGTGGTATAAGACCATATGGTCCAGATATTAAACGCACATGCTTTGCGTTTTCGTCTTCTTCATAATCAAAGCTGTCTTTTTGTTCTTGCTCTTCAGAGAATTCAGCTTTTAATCTTTTTTTAGGTTCTAGTGGATCTTCCCACTTTAACCATTGGATTTTTCGCATTTACCGTTTTCTTCTTTAAAGAACTTTCTATATTGTTTCCAGCCAGTAAAGTTTCCGTATGATCTGTCAGCGGAAGAACATGGAGTTGCACAATGTTCAAAAGGACTCCAATGACCATCTGCTTTTAATTGATCATGCAGAGCATAATCTTTTTCATAATCTATTACACCTTCAAAAGTTAAATAGCTTACTCTAGCACATCTTGCAACGCCTATTTTTAACAACTTGTCTTCTTCTGCAACATTGTTTATATGTTTGTCTGCAAATGGTATATGCCAACAACCAATGTCTATTTTTTTTGGTATTGATTTATCCATTTCTTTTTTCATTAAACTTGCTAATTCAAATATTTCTGGCTGGGCATTTTTGCTAATTCTAAGTTTAAAAAAGTTTTCATAATCAGTTGCTGTTACAATTACTGTAACATTAAACCAAGGTTCTAATAATCTATTAACTATTTGTTTATGAACTCCAATAGACATCATTTCCTTTACACAATCAATCATTTTGTTTCTTGCTTGAATCCATATTTCCTCTGCCACAGGAATATCTGAAGGAGAAAGTTCAGAGAATGATTGCATTCCAGATTGATTTTTTCCCCAATAAATAGGCATAGCAGGATTATTTAAAACTTGATCTATAAATTTTTTAGTAGGTATTGCACGACTACTAGCAGCATTTCTTGATAACATTCTATGAGTATTGAATTCAGCCAAAATAAATCTTGGAAAAGTACAAACAAAACTTGTAATTCTTTGATTTGAGGGACTTACAGAGTCAGCTACTATTTCAGCAGAAATCATTGTTTTTCCTTTATTAAAAATGCTTCAGTAGGAGTTATAACTGGTCTTTCTTTCTTTTCTTTATTTCCAGAAAGATTTTTTAATGATTGCTCCCAAATTATCAATATCATTTCCGTAAGTCTTTTTCTGTTAGATAAAACTCCATACTCAGCAATTCCATGTGTAATAACCGGAGAAAGACTGCCTAAACTTAGTAATGCTAAAAAATCTCCAAGTCTTTTTGATAAATCAATGTCTTCATTGTTATTAGCCGTTTGTTCTAAATCGACCTTACAAAACACTTCGTCATTTTCTAAAAAAAATGTTATTGAAGACAATTTATCAGACATCTATCTTTCTCCTCATGCATGTACCGCTAATATTAAATCCAAATTTTTCATAAAAAGAAATCATATCTGATTCACAATTTAATGATATTTCAATACATGAATTTTCTTTTGCGTAATTATAAACATGTTCTATTAAATTAGATGCTATTCCATAACCTCTAAATTTTTTAACAACACCTAGATTTGTTATATATCCTTTTTTAAGTTCTTTTTGAGTGTAAATATTAATTGTTATTGTTCCAACAACAGATTTATTTTCTATGGCACAAAATATTTTATTACCTGTTTTTAATTGGCTTTCGACATATCTTAAGACTTCTACTCTTGAAATAAAAAAAACACCAATTTCTTTAAGGCATTCCGAATAACCATTGAAAATATCCTGTTCTTCCAAAGATTTAATTTGCATAAATAGCCTTTACAATTAAATCGGCTGTTTTTTCCCAAGTATAATTTTTCATATGCTCTGAAGCTTTTTGATTTCCTTTTTCGCCAGACACTATTTTGTTTTTTATCACTATCATCTTTTGTGCAATTTGATTTATTGTTTTTTCATCTAAGTTAGGCCAATATCCTTGTCCATGAAACCATTTATTATCATATGCTCTTACAAGCTGACCAACTTCGACTAATTCGCAAATATCTTTATTTATAAATTCTTTATGAGCAGTTGCATTTGTTGCTATGCAAAACTTGCCCATGGAAAGCATTTCTGCCAATTCCATATTCCAACCTTCTGCTCTAGCAGGAAAAACTCCACAATCTGCATAACTCATTAAATTAGATAATTCTTCTTGCGTTTCAAATCTATTACTAATTTTTACTCTTTTATCAGATGCATAATAAGATTCCCAATTATTTTTTTCTTGAGGTGTTAAAAAAGGGTTTTCGCAATGCATTATTAATTCAACTTGATCATCTGACGGAAAAGCCTTTTGAAAAGCTTTAATTAATATGTCATGACCTTTTCTTATTTCCCATTTTCCTATATTTAAGAAAGTTATTTTTTCCTTAGCTTGTTTTGGTTTTGCAAAAAAGATTTTTTGATCAACTCCTAAAGGTGTTTTGTATATTTTTTCTTTATCAATACCGGATTTAATGGCTATGTCAACAGCCCAATCTGTAGCTAGGAAAATTTTATCCATCGAATTCATATGATGGACTTCTTGTTTAGTTAATGGTTCAAGTTCAAATATAGGAAAAGCACATCTATTTTGAACTGAAGGATGCATAGATAGATCATTTTGATGCCAAATTTTTAAACTTGGTATTGTATGATCATAAAATTGATTTTTTTTAACGAGATGATTAAAAAGTTTTATATCTTCTTGTTTGCAATTTATTCCACCAATAGTCCATAAATAAAGATCTAATTTTTTGTTTAGTTCTTTAATTATATTTATTGAAACTATTCCATAACCAAGTTGATTAATCGGTGCAACTACATTTAATTTATTCATTTCCAGAGTGCTTTTCTAAGAGAACAACGCCAGACATTTGCATTTCAATCAGTCTGGCAGCTTTTTTCTCTGCTCGTTGCCATTTATCTTCCTCATAAGTCATTATGAGAGATCGTTTCTTTTTATCAGGGAGTATTCCCCATATCTCATAATATATTGCCATAGCAGCACCTTTGAGAGAGTTACTGCTATTAAATACACTATTTTTTAAGGTAGAGTTTTAATGAACTTTTCTAGTTTAACTCCAAATATTTCCTTTAAATAACCTTTTTGACATAGATTGACTATACAAGAATCTATTTCTTTTGAGCCAACTCTTCCATTAACTTCAAAAGGCTTCTGTTTTATATACGAAGCTATTTTTTCTTGTATTTCGTTTTTCGTTAACAAACAATCGTCTGGAAATATTTGATAAACAATACTTTCTATAGAAGTTTCAAACCTTTGTCCTGGTTTTCCATTTCTTTTTGCGTAATGCGTTTTCATGTCGATCTCCTTATGGATAACGACATTATATAAAAATTTAGTGAGAGTTGTCTATTTCGTTGTTTTGTTTTTTCTTCATTATTTGAAACTTTACTTTATTTAAGTCTGTTATAAGTTCATATAAATCAGAAAGATTAAATTTAAATTTGTGTTTATTTATAAAAATTAAAACACTATCGCTGTTTTCTTCTGCTTGAACATTAAAATTAATCATTACCAATCCTTTGGAGATGGAGAATTTTCCCACTGAAAATCATGAATTGTTTTGCCAAATAGATGTGAAATTTCATGTTGTACTAAAGCTGATTCAAATAAACTATTTTGATTTAAATCTGAATTTTGTTTTTGCCCAAAAAACATTTCTTCTTTTGAGTAGTCAGATCTTATAACAATCCAATCATGTCTATGTACAGTTAATGACTCATCTGGAAAACTCAAGCATTGTTCTGTATGAGCAAATTTTGATTTTGAAAAGTCTAATATTTCAGGATTAATTAAAATCAATGGTTTTGATTTAATTAATAAAACAGCAACAGAAGCATTAATTCCTAACTGATTAGCTGCTAATCCAGCTGCTCTTAAATTATGTTTTTTATTATAATTTTGCAAAAAAGATACCATTCTTCTTGCAATCTTTCTACCATAATCAAGAGACACTTTATTGCAATGAGTTCTAATTAAATTATTTGTGTTGTCTATTTTCATTAAGAATAAAAATCCTTTATATCTTTTTTAACTTTAGCAGATACATATCCATCTGGAATTACGGCAAATCTGCAAGCACCTTCTGACTCGATTGCGTTGTCTAAAATAGAACAGACATTTTCTGAAACATGCAATGCACAATTAGCACACTTAACACCAATATCTTTGTTTTCATTTTTTTCTGAATTTTCATATCCAACCCAAATTCCTTCTGATTTATCTAAAGGGCCAATTTTTTTAGTCAGTTCAAGCAAAGAATCGGCTAAAGATTTTTCATCGCTTGATAATTGATCATATAAAGATTTACCAGCCCATTCATTCGATTCAGTTTTCATTATTTCGGCAAATTTCTTTGGACCTTCAATCGCCACTCCTTGTCTAATAGCTTGTTTTTTACCGTCTTTACCGGTGTAGCAATGTCCTTGATCTCCCCATTTCCAACCATTGACACCATTATTTTGACATTCTTTTAGTGGCATTTTTATTTCTCCTAGAATTAGTATATACTAATCGACACATATTTATGAATTTATCCTGCGAAAATTTGTTTTTCAACCAATTTATATCTTTATGTACCCATTGAACATTGTCTTTTTGATACGGAAGTTTACTATTTATTCGATCTAACGAAGCTGTTCCAGTTGAATAAATATCTTTTCCGTTTTGTTTTTTAACATATCTTCTAAATCTAAGTCTTTGGTTTGTTAAAGCACACCTTTTTTTCTGTTTTATAAATAATTCCCAAGCTTCTTCCCTTGTTAAAAAAAACTTTATACCTCTTTGTCTGGCTCCCCTTAAAATATTGCTCCAAATTGTTCCGGTTATTTGACCTAAATAATTTCTATTATGAGCAGCTTTATTTCTTAAGCAACCACAGCTTCTTGTTCGTTTTGAAAGCAAAGAATATGTAATAACATTAGTAATTTTTCCGCAAGAACATTTACATTCCCATATATATGATCTATTTGTACTTTTTTTATTAGATAATTTTATAACTTTTAATCTTCCAAATTTCATATTTAATAGATTTTTAAAATTTGATGACTTTTCTATCATGTGGGATTATTTTTTTTGCCACACCCACAACCACCTTGTTGATTTTGTGGGCTATTTCTAACTTGATCAAAAGTTATGGTATTTGGTTGACTTGGATTAATATTTTCTGGCTGAGTTGGACTTACAAATATATCCCATTTTCCGGCAGGACATTTTTCAGAAGCCCAAGTATTTTTAATGTTTAAAAAACAACCACACAATTTGCATGTGCCTTCGTTTGTTTTGTTTTCACATGTATTGCAAGTATTCATTCTGTCATGGAATACATTTAATGGAACACGCTGAAAACCAGTAGCAGCATGTTTTACAACTGCTTTGGTAAAATTTACAGCTTTTTGAAATATTCCAGGAACAGGGTCGCTCATGGTCTATACTCCACTTTTAATCTATATTCTCTACAGTCTTTTATAACATTTTTATTATATGAATTCCAGCTTTTCAAATGCCCAAAAACAAAATGACATGTATTACATAATACTACTAAGTTAGATTCTTCAAGTTCTAACTTTTTATTTTTGCTAAAAGGTATTATATGGTGACAAGTTAATTCTTTTTTTGTTCCACAGGCTAAACATTCACAGTTTTCTTTTATTATTTTATCTCTAAGTGCTGGCCATTTATTTGACCTTGGTTCTCCAAAAAATAAATTTTTAAAAAAACTAATCATAATTCACTTTTAATTCTTTTGTTTCAAATTTAGATAAACACATATCTCTTTTTTTGTCTTTGCACTTAGGACAAAACCTTATTGATGTTGGGTCTGGAGAAATAAATGTTTTATTGCACCAACCAAGACAATTAACGAGTTTTCCTTTTGGTTGGTTTATATTTTTTTTCTTCATTTTTATTTCTCTCAAAAACTATAGCGTCTATAGAAGAACCATAATGATTTTTTTGTAGTCTTGCAATAAAACCTCTGTTTTTAAAAAACAAAATGCTTTCATCATCATTTTCTCTAACATAAGCAATTATTTTTGAAAAGTTTAAATTTTCAACAAAGTTCAATAAAGTTGATCCAAATCCATTTTTTCTTAAAACTGGATCAATAACTAATTTATCTATTGTTAAAATGTCGTTTTCTTTTGAGAAAGCTATATATCCAATTATACTATTACTTATTTGACATATGTATATAGATGTGTTCTTTTTTCTTACATATGCAACAAAGTCTTCTTCTTTCCAGCCAATATCTGTTTTTAAAACCCCAAAGTCTGGATCTTCTATAAGATTTGAATCACTTTCTATTCTTATTAAGTCTTTTATATTGCGTTTTAGTGCAATTTTTGTTTCTGCATTATTTTTCATGTTGCATTACCTAATTAAAGTAACTAAAAAGTAAATACCCCATGAACTAATATTTTTGCGAAAGAGAATTATGTCTCATTCAGAACAAATGAGCTTTGTTAAAAAAATAAAAAATAAATTTCCTAATTATTTCATCCATTCAAAAGTATTAGAAATAGGAAGTTTAAATATAAATGGAACAATAAGAGTTTTTTTTGAAAAATGCGATTATACTGGAGTTGATGTTGGAGAAGGAAAATGTGTTGATGTAGTTTGTGAGGGGCAAAAGTTAAATTATTTAGACAATATTTTTGATACAACAGCTTCTTGTGAATGCTTTGAACACAATCCATTTTGGTTAGAAACATTTGTTAATATGTACAGAATGACAAAACCTAATGGGCTTTTATTTTTTACATGTGCAACAATAGGAAGACCAGAACATGGAACAAAAAGAAATGATAAAGCAGCTTCTCCATTGGCAAATTGGGATTATTATAAAAATTTAGAAGAAAAAGATTTTTTAGAACAAATTGATATAAATTTGATGTTTAAAGAGTATTGTTTTGAAACAAATTACAATTCAAAAGATTTATATTTTTACGGAATTAAAAAAAATTTTTAAATGTTATTCTTTTAAACACATACAACTATTAACACAAAAAACATTTATTTTTTTATTGATACTTACATCCAGTCTTTCTGAAAAAGAATCATCTATAAAAACAGAATTTTTGTTTTTTATATATTTACTTTTTTTTTCATTGTTTTTAATATGTATAATTTTATCAAAAAGATGATTTATTTTAAATTTTTTTAATGTTTTATTTATATTTTTTTTATGTCTTGAAATTAAAATTATTTTTTTGTTTCTGTTTATAAAATTAAATATCAATTCAATTATATTTTCATTTATTTTATTATTTAAAATTATTGTATCATCTAAATCTA